GGTTCAGTACGGTCAACCATTGCATCAAATTGTTGAATTAAATTTGCTGTTTGATTGCTGACTCGTTCACGTAAAGGTGCGCCAGCCTCACCCAACTTGGCAGTCTCTTTTTCAAACTGTAGATCTGCAAAATTCCTTGTTCTCTGACCAGCAGTTAATCCAGCAGGGCCTGTGAAACCTAATTGTTCAGCAACCGTTACTCTTTGTAACTCTGCTGGAGTTGCTGCCGCACCAACAGAAACCCTTGCACCAGCCGCTGTGGGGGTTGGTGTGGTCTCCATACCCAAAGCCTCACGAACGGCTGTTGTAGCCGCTTGTACGGGCTTTGCAATAGCCTGTCCAGTTGCTTGTGCCGCTTGAGTTGTCGCAGCCACACCACGCTGGGCTGTTGCTTGAGTAATTGGGGCGGCACTTCTAATTGCTTGTGTGGTCGCAGTAGGTGCTGCAATAGTTGGCAAAACAGGCGGTAAAACTTCACCCAAAAATTGACCAGTAGCTTGCACCATTTCTTGGCCTGCTTCTGTCCTTGGTTGATAAGTTAAAGCCTGTGCTCCTTCTGCCGCTGCTTTTTCAACCGCACGAGCCGCTTGTGGTGTGCCAAACTCACCAGATAAAATTTGCTCTGTCAGACCTTTGCCAGTGCCGATAATTGTGCCTATCGTTCCACCTGTGGCGGCTGTCCCTAGAGTCAAGGCAGTTTCACCAGCACCAATAATACGATCTAACACGCTTGGCGGTTTTGGTGCAGGAGCAAGTTGCTGTCGAGTACGGGCAGTGGTTTCTTCTGATTTTGCAATTTGATAAGCCTGCGCCACAGTATCAAACTCAGGCGTACCCCGTTTATCCGAGTTTCTTACAATCCATGCTGCGTATTCGTCTGCGGTTGCCATTTATTGACCTCCACTCAAAATTGCATCTGCCGCTGATCGAATGTTATTTTGTGCCGCCATTGGTTGCGGGCTTCTAGGTGTTGGAATTTGTTCAACTAATGATGTCTGCGTTCTAGGGTCATATTTCTTTGTTACATCATCAATAATTCGTGATGAAAAATCATTGAAATTTTCACCTGCTTTTGCCGCATAGTCACCCGCAACAAAAGTAGTTTTAGCTCTTGCCAAAGACCCATTGTTATTGGTCAGCCAATCTGTTTTGGCGTTATTGATTGAAGCATCAATGTCTTGCAACTTAGCCATGCCACGCAAAAAGCTCGACAAATCTGAGGCTGATGCGGTCTCGCTTGGAAAACCACGCAATGCCAACGAAATGTCTTTATCAGTTGCAGGGCCTGGTGGTAATGATTTTATTGCCGCTGTATTTCTAAGTCGTGTGTATTCTTGGCGCAATTGTGTCATGCCACCTTGAAAACCAACACCTCTTTTCAGATAATCAGATGCGCTTGAAAACACACCATAACCACCACCCTCGGCTTCAAGGCGTTTTGCTAGATCGTTAAATTGACCAGCAGATTGTCTAGATGTTGCAGCGGCAACAGCAGATTCATTTATTAGTTTCTTTGTATCTGCTGGCACTTCATTTAATTTTTGACCAACAGATGCTAATTTCTCAGCAACAGTTGCGGCAACTTCTTGTGTTTTTAAATTAAGTTGTGCTGAACGATCACTAATTTGGCTTTTAAGATTTTTAACATCCCAATTGCTTTTCTCAAGAATTGCAAGTTGTTGCTGTTCTGCAAACTGCGCCTCCACTTTGGCTTTGTTGGCATCTGCTACTGCTTTGTCTGCATCAGCTTTTGCTCTCTCTGGTGCATTTTTGGCTGTTTGCTGTGCTACGGTGGCATCTGCCACGGCTTTGTCTGCTTTAGCGATAGCTTCTTTTAATGCGCTTGGCTGGAGGGCTTCTGCCCTTTGTGTTGATAATGCTTTGTCAGCATTTTCAAGAAAATCTTTACCGCCAGGCAGAATAGCAGTCATTACTCCAACTGTTGCTTGAGCACCTGTTGGATTGAGTTCAATCATCTGCAAATATGTTTCTGCGGCTTTGGCATCTTGCTCACGACCTGAATTGCGGAATGCTCCTGCCTGTTCTTTCAACAGATTTTTTGCAATATCAATTTGACCAGACTTTACTGCTGAATAAACTTGTGCTGCATTGCGAAGCGAAGTTTGTTGTTGCTCCGCTGTCAGCATTTCAAAAGATTTCCTTACACTTTCTGCTTGATCTTTTGGCAAGAATGCAGAGGCTTTAGCATAATCTGTTGCTGTTGCGTTCGGGTTTTTAAATAAATTTGCAAGTTCAGTTTGAGCTGTCTGCGCTCTCTCTCTAGCTTGCTGTGCCGCTTGAACTTCAGCAATGCCAGCACCAAGTTTGAAACCGCCCAAAGCAGACTCAAATGGGCTTTGCACATCTACTGTGTAATCAATCGGGCGCATTAAAGGGTTAATCGTTGCCATGTTCTAGTCCTTAAAACCCAAGTCCTGGAGTTTTTCCTGCGCCATATTGGAAACCAAGCAGTTGACCAGGCAAGTTAAATAATTGCCCATAAGCCCTCGCTTGACCGATCTCACCACCAGCTTGGGCAGCGCCTTGTTGAGCCAATAAGTTGGCAACATTTGTGCCTGTTTCCATACCAGCCGCACCAACACCAGCCGCAGACCTCTGTCCCAAGGTTGTCATTCCACCCAAGCGACCATATTGTTCTTCAATCAGTTGATTAAGCACTTGTGGGCGAAACTGAGCCAATGCCGCTTGGACATTGCCACCACGCAAGCCACCAGTTGCAGATGCCCTTTGAAGCAAGGCTTCCTCGCCTTGTCGTGTGAGTTCCTGAAAACGCTCACTTCCACTTATACGCTCAATGGCGGCACGTTCTGCCTCTGGCCCTCTTAAACCAAGAAATGCTTGCTGTGCTTCAAGTGCCGGAACACCTGCCTCTGTGTAAGGTTTTAACAAGGCTTGCAAAGCATCAAATTGCCTACGCTGTTCTGCAATGCCTGCTTCTGCCGCACCTGCTTGGATACCTGCGGCTTCACCAGCAGCGCTGGCTTGCATAGTACTTCCGATAAGTTGGCTTCCACCAACGACTAGGGCTGTTACTGGATCAGGCATCGCCAAACTCCTTCATATAATCTTCAAAAGTTTCGCCATATAAAGCCATCACATGATGACCATATTTTGTGGCATATCCAGCCCCATGCACTAGCGAAACGGTCATTAAAATCAAATCGTAATATCCAGCTCGCCAAATAAAAGATTTGGCATCTGCTTGTTTATTGCGTTCTGCCGTATCCGAGGCTTGCCACTTGAGAATCATTGTCGCCAGCAAGGGCGTTAAATGGGTGCTGTTGGCGATGAAAAATGCATTCTGGTGCATACCCACCAATGTGTTCCAAATGGTCGCATTGAGGTCTTCTCGTGCCACTTGATCGCCATCTGCTACGTCATCAAAGACTTGGATTGCGTCATAGACCATCATCAGCCAATCAATGGCTGGTTGGGGTAGCATAAAAACCTTGGTCAGGTTTTCTCGCAGTCCATTGGTCATCCACAACTCCTAATTAGGGCAGGCCGCTGGATGCCAGAACTCAGCGGCTTGATTTTCGCACAAATTGACAAAAGGTCAATCCTCATATTCTCTGTCTTCCCAAGCCTGACAAACCCGCATATCGTTGCAGATAAAGTTCAGCTTTTCGCAGTGACCCCTAAACCCTGCGCCCTTGTCATAAGCCGCCATTGGGATGCGCTCAATTCTGACTTGGGTCATAAAGCTGTTGTCGTAATACTCGCAGTTTGAGCAATGCTTGCGTCTTGCGTCTTTTTCATCGCATTGCATCGCCTCTGCCAGCCCTGCATAGAACTCCTTATTTGCGCCTGGCTCATTGGTGGGCATTTCAGGGCCATAGTTCCAATCAGCCACCGCAACGGCATAGTTCTTTTTATTCTCTGCGTTGGTCAAAAATTCTTCTTCTATCGGCAAGCCATTAAAGCCCCGTGGGATAACCATAAATTCTTTCATTTCTAGCTCCTTATGAAATTTCGCGGCCTGATGCTCGGATGGTCAGGGATGTTGCCGTCCCTGCCAGCGTAGATATAAAACCACCAACGTCTAATGCTTGACCCACTAACTCGGGGCAAGTGTAGGTCTCATCTGGCACGATGGTTCGCGTATCAATAATCAAGTTTGATGCCCCTGCTGAACCAGACACAGTGACCAAGTTGCAACTGAAAGTCACATTGTTGCCACTGGTATTGGTCACCGTGAACTTGTCAATAATTGCTTTGACATTTGTTGCGGTGTATTGGGTGGTTTGGCTGTTCTCTGCTTGTTTTGCAGGGATTAGCACTTTTACTGTAACTGTCATTGGACACCTCCGATATTGTTTGAAACTGTCAGGATTATGGACGGAATAGCTGGAACTGGCGGCGTTGCGACAACAGAAAGCAACTCAACACTCAGGCTGGTGGTTGAAAACATCATCTCAATGTAATCGCCTGCCTTTAGGTCAAAAAAGTAATTCAGAGATGCAAAGATTTCAGCGTCATTACCCTGAATCCTGATCTGGCTTGCGCTGTCTGGCACATCTGTTCCGTTAAGCCTGAACCAAAAATAAAACTCGTCCGTGCCGCCCGTAGTTTTATCCAACTGGAACGAGGTATCAAAGTTGTAAATGCCCTCGCTATCCACAATGATGCGTGAGGTAGGTGAGCCGATAAATACCCCATTGCTTAAGTCCGTGCTGTTAAACGTGATGGCCTTGGCTGTGTTGATTGTGGTTGCCGTCTGGGTGGTGGTGTCGTAAAACGACCCATATCTTGCTCGTTTGAACTCTCGTGGAGGAGGGGTCATCTGCAAACCCTCAACCGCTTTATTCAATTTATCCACCAATGCCAAAGCCTGATTTGCCTTGCTTTCAGCCAACGCCACAGTCACCGCAGTTTCTTGCGCCAAAAATGCAATTCTGTCTAATGCATCCTGCGCCTTTGCGTTCAATGCTGCATCATTAACATTAGTCTCTTGCGCTAAAGCAATGATCTGCGCCAATGCTGAATTTGCTGTTGCGGCTGCCGTGTCTGCCTGATACTCAAAGTCAGTCCCGACAATAACTTGAAGTTGGTCAACAGTAGAAAACAGTAATTCAAACTGCCTGATCTGTTGCTGATCGGTCAAGAACTCCGCAAGCTGGTCACGGGTCAGATTTAACTTACGGGAAACTGGTGCGGTTGCCATCAGTATGCCAATGCTTCAATCTGTGCCTCAAGGCGAACATAGGACACATGGGCATCACTATCGCCACGGAAACGCTGTATGCGCCAGTTCCTCATGTGACCCTGCTGAAACCATGCCAAACGCTTTTGGCGGTTTCCAATCGTGCCGACAGAGATAAATTTTTCCTGTGAATAAGTCTGCCCATCCAAAGAGTAGCTGGTGCTTATTTTTGGATTTTTGCCTAATGCAATGCTACCTGTCAGGCTGACAAGTTCCATCTCGTTAAAGATTGCCCCATTACTCTCGTTGTAGACAATCAGTGTGCCAAACTCCCAACGCACCTGTTGACCCCAATGGTGACCTGTGTCTTGAACCAAGTAACCGATATTGTTGGATTGCGGGTCGCCAACCATCCATCTGTCGTAAACCCAAACCATGTTTCTGGCTCGGTATTGAGCAAGGCCATTTATGGTGCTTACCAAAATAAACCAAACAGGAGTTTCTAGCGCCTCAGATGCGGCTGCATCATATACCAATGTCTGATCTGGCAAATGTACATATAGATGCTGATGGCTTTTGTCGTTTCTGGCCTCTAATTTGACCAAGGCTAATTGTGCTTCAGTGTAATTTAACAAGATATTGTCAATTTCTTGTGTGCTGATCTTATTTGCAACAGCGGCTGCGCCAACGTAAATGCTTGGGGCTTCATTACGACCACTACCTAAAAACGCAATGCGCTCAATAAAGACACAGCAAGCAAATGTCCCAACAACGCCCTTTTGTATCTGTGCGCCATCGATTCGTGCAAATGGGAATAACTCACCGCCCACGTTATCGAATACCTCAATCGTATTGCGATTCAATGCGTAGATTTCGTTTCGCAACTTTAGTAGCGCAACCACTGGGTCTGGGTCAACTTCAGAACTACCATATTTCAACGGATTGACTTGAGTTGGGTCTGACAATTCTGTGACGATCAAAAACTCGCCATCTGTGGTCATAAAGTAACCATCAACCCACACCACATCAAGCACCACACCCAAATCAGTGTCAGTCACTTGCGTTAGGGTTGTGCCATTCCAGTAATACAAGCGCCCACCGGATGCAATCGCAAGTAAATCAAAACTGTAATCAAAGGTCACCAGTTGATCTGTTGGCCCACCCACATCGCCCAATATAGTCACTGCACCTGCGCTGTCGATCTCCACCAACTTTGTACCCATCACCCGATATAAGTTGCCTTGCCAGTTGATGCCGCCACGGTCAACGCCTGGCCCTGTACCATTGGCAACAATCCCATCGCCTGGTCGCAGAAACCCATTACTGATGCCTGACTGCTTTGGCACAGGAACAAGATTCACTGGGTAACTGGTACGCAGTTCAGGGGTGCTGTCGGTGTAGATACCGTTCAAGATAGGTATTTGCATTACCACTTCACCTTATCAGCCCAATATGCGGCACTCATCTTGCCTTTGGCAATATTTTCAGAATGACGTGACTTAAATGATTCACGCCTTGCTTTATCAGCCTTGGATTCGCCCTCACGTTTTGGTGAACCTGAAACGCCTTGCTGACCAAAACGAATCAGCTTGATTTCATCACCAGACTTTGCCACAACAACATGACTTTTTGTCGGATGGCTTGGAGTACGCTTGGGCTTATTGAAACCCTCAACGCCAGCACGAGTTAGTCTTGGGTCTTTCATCTGAACCCCTTGATCTTTTCAGCAATCTTTTTAGGCTGCTTGGCAAACTGCTTTCCTGCCTTAGTAGCCTCACGCTTTGCTCGTGTGGTTGCCGCATACTCAGCCGCTGTCAGTGCCTTAATCGCCTTCTCAGGCAGATACCTCTCGCCTGTTTCAGACGATGGCTTTCCAGACTTGGTGCGCCAGTTTTGGCTTGACCAATCTTTGAGGCTTTTTTGTGTGGCTTTCATTTATAACCGCCACCTTTTTCTTTGTACTTCTTTGCCAACAGTTGGGCTTTGCGAGCCGACCATTCGCCAGCCGCAGTGCCTTGCACAGCCGAACCTTTGATTTCCTCAAAGAGCCGCTTACGCATGGTTGGCTTCGTGTAGTTGCCAGCCTCATTGACAGATGACTTGGGCTTCGTTGCCATTATGAATCCGTGCCTTTGATAACTGTAAAGTTAAATATTGGCTGTTCAGTTGTTGTGCCGCCAGTGGTGCGGAATGTAATATCAAAAGAACCCAAGGTTGTCTTAGTGACCATCAAGTCATACAAATCAGTGCCAGTATGCTGAGTGAGAAT